TCACTACCAGAACCGCTCAATCTGTTTAATACCGAGTTACCAGAAGTTGTCAGTACCGTCCCATTAAACGTCAGCGCACTCCCCGTGGTCAGCGCACTTGTGCTGCTTGCGTAGACAACTCCGTTGGCGGTGAAGCTCGTAAGTCCTGTGCCGCCGTTCGTCGTTGCAAGCGTGCCTGCAAGGGTGACTGCACCGGAGGTGGCAGTGCTAGGTGTAAATCCGGTGGTGCCTGCGCTGAAGGACGCAACCGTACCTGCTGTCGTAGCCAAGGTTCCGCTGGTTGGGAACGTGACGTTCGTCGCTCCCGTAGTCGTCAGCGTCAGGGAGTTAGCCCCCGAGGTAGCCAGCGTAGAGCCGTTAGCCAGCGTCAGCGTACCCGTGGTGCTGCTGACCGTCAGGCCGTTGATAGACGTTGCTGTGGCCGCGCCAAGAACAGGAGTTACTAGCGTAGGTGACGTAGCAAAAACCAAAGCTCCAGAGCCCGTCTCATTTGTGACTGCGGCAGCAAGATTGGCCGACGAAGGAGTCGCAAGAAACGTAGCTACACCAGAGCCAAGACCAGACACGCCTGTGCTGATTGGCAAGCCCGTAGCGTTGGTCAGCGTAGCAGCGGAAGGCGTACCAAGATTTGGAGTAGTGAACGCTGGAGAGTTAGCAAAAACCAAAGAGCCTGTTCCTGTTTCATCAGTAACAGCCGCAGCAAGGTTTGCTGAACTAGGGGTTGCTAGGAATGTAGCTACTCCAGCACCCAGGCCAGAAATGCCTGTCGCAACAGGAAGTCCCGTTGCATTAGTCAAAGTCGCCGCAGAAGGAGTGCCAAGGTTTGGAGTCGTCAGCGCAGGGCTGTTTGACAGAACAACAGAGCCCGTCCCAGTTGACGTAGTGACACCAGTACCTCCGTTGGCCACGCCAAGCGTACCGGCCATTGTGAGCGTTCCAGAAGCCGTTATAGGCCCACCAGAGAACGTCAGGCCAGTGGTGCCACCAGAAGCATCAACGGAAGTGACCGTGCCAACCTGAGGAGCTGAGATCGTCACAGAACTAGGTCCGTTGACAATCGTGATACCAGCACCAGCAGTCAGGTTTGCGTTCTTCCACAGGTCTGTGGCCGCGTCATAGATGATCGTCTGACCGTTCGCGGGACTGTTGATCTGGACATCGTGAATCTCATCCAGTTCAAAGCCGTTTTGAACCCTGACGTAAATCTGACCCGCGCCAGCGTTAGCCCGCTCAACCACCCCGATGTAAACCAGATGGTTAGGAGCTTTCGGCTTAACAGATGTCAGAGTGCCAGGAGTAGCGCCCAAATAAAGAGTCGTTCCTTCAGCGTAAGCACTGGTGTCAATTCCAGACAAAGTGCCTTGAGTCAGGACAAGACCCTGCGCTCCAGCAGCGATGTTCTCGGCAGCAAGGCCAAGCGTCTTGGAAGACGTTGCGTCACTGGTGTTGTAGGCCAGCTTTACGGTGGCTAGGTTGCCTTGGGCTTGAAACAGATAGACCGGCTGACCCTTCAGGATCGTGACCGCTTCTGCGTTGCGGACTTCCGCGTAAACCAGTTCAGTAACGACAGTGGCAATCGGACCAACTTGTTCTGTGGTGCCGTCGGTGTAGTCAAACTCCAGATAGTAATCCGCTCCGACAGTGACCAAAGTCACATTGGTAATGCCTCGGCCAGCCCTGCCCTGGTCAACATCAATGATGATGTTGTTTTGGTCTTGAACGATGACTTCCATGATTAGACCTTGTAGATTGCGTCAGAACGGACCAAGAAGAACAAGAAGATGATCAAGTCCTGCGCGGGATCAGAGCCTTGCACAGGGAAAGAAATCTTGATTCTTCCAGTGAACGCAACAGGATTTACTCTGTCGATTGTCAGTTCCGTGTCAGTGTTCAAAATGCCCCAGGTGTTGTCATCAATCGAAAGCGTAAACGATCCGTTCGCCGCCACAACATTAGTGACCGTCAGCGGAATAGCTGTTGGGGTTGGGGTGAAGTCCCCAACGTCAAATGACAACCCATTGCGGGTGTCAATCAGATTAGTGACTGTCCTGCGGATGATCTGTGCGTCAATCGTCGCGCCTGTAAGATCATAGGGAACACCATTGTTTTGAAACGTCAGGTTCCAAAACGTCTTCTGGTTCCACACCAGTTCACCGGACAAGACCGGAGTGTCAAAGCCAGATACCTGGGCAATGACGTTCTTTGAGAAACGTGCCATACCGTCCCTTACGAGGGTTAAGCGCCACCAAGTTCGCTCAGTGGGTCCGGTCTTGTCTTTAGATGATCTTAACCTTTACAAACACATGCCGCAAGTCATATTTAAGCATATGAATTTTCAACATATGCAGTTATGGTCGATGATCCATAACCAAGAACAGGACTGCCTGTAGAACTGCTTGAAATCTGAAAAGACAATTCAACTTGTTTGACGCCTGTGCCGGTTTCAGTGCATGTGTAGTCTATATTGGCATCTAACTTGATCCAAGAGCCTGTGGTTCCTGATGTCAACGAACCAGAAACCACCGTTGTGTATAACCAATATCCTGGGGTTGATCCTATGCCAGCAGTAGTTGGCAAATACCAATTACCAATGTTTGTGAAAGCCCCGCCAGCAACTGATTCTTTGATGGTGCCATCAGAGGAGAATCTGAGTGTCGCGGTCGCGTCTGTAGGTGCTAATTGAGAATCAAACACATAAGCACTAAAGCTAGACACCACTCCAGCAGTTGATCCTGGCTGCCATGCAAGCACCGTACTGGATGGGCTCAATGCACTTGTTCCTACGTCATTAGACACTTGGAACGAGAAGTAATAATTGCCGATTGGTAAAACTATGTTTGTAAACTTTACGACAGAGCCATTTGCAAACGGAGCAGAGTCTGTCGTTGTCTGTTGCGTCCAAACCTGCCAATCAGAAGACGTCGGAGAAACAGCAGTTGTGTAGAACAATTTGACTGCCGTAACCCGCCCTGTCGTTGGCATCGTGCAAGACACAGAGAACGTGGCAGGACTACTGTTAGGAAGTTGATCGCCTACGGTAGGAGCAGACAGAGCCGAGAAGTAATCAGGCGCAGGGATGTTGTTTGTGTTTGAAACCGCAGCGTATTGAGTGATCGACGGATTGGCATACAAGGAATCGTTGTACTCCAAAAGATCAAACTGAGCGCCCAGATTGCCATCAGGCAAAGATGCCTCAGAGACCTTCATTACTCTGAACAGCTTGCTTGACCAACCGTAGTCTGTATTCGTTACGGAAACAACCTCGCCGACGTTAACTTGGATGCCTGTGTATGCAGTACTAAATGACACAGCAATATCATCTCTAGATTGAAGAAGAATTCTGTTGGCTAGATATTGAGCCTGTACTGAATCGTTAACAAGATCAAGCGTCACGTTTATCTTATTGTCTGGCTCGTTAGGGTAAAGACTTGTCGTCAACTCTTGATATACATACTCAGGTTGATCCTTATTGCTCTTAAATGGAAAGCTAAGTTCAATCTGATTGAGGTTGCTCAACAGGTCAGTCATCGACACCTTCATGGAGCCGATGATGTTTGTGTCGTTGAATGCAAATGCCGCAGTCTCTGACTTGTTGATGATTGGCATCCACTGTGCTGTGGTAGCCTGATAAGCCAACCATGAATCACAAGCGGTGACGATCTTGTCAATGTTGTCCAGAACTGGTTTGGCTGTATCAATTACCCCGTTAATCCTGTACCTTGCTTGCGTAGCAGAGCCGCCTCCACTAGGCGTGTAAGGTATCGTTTGATCTGAGTAGGTATTGAGAGCAGCGCATTCAGTAGCGTTGACGTTGGCAGCAGGAACAGCAGCACCGTACTTTACGCTTGTCAGGTAGTCATACAGAACGTCCCCAGGCTTTGCTGCGCCTGTTGAGTTGAGGTTGTGACTAACCTTGAACGTCAAGGGCTGTAGACCAGTTGTTCCTGCCTCTTGGTTGTAAATCAGCTTGACAATAGCAAAGGCAAGTCCGTTCATTTGCCGACCAGAGGCAGGCCAGCGAAGTGTGGAAGTAATGTCAGTGCCACCCATAACGGTGGATGGGGCCGCACCAGTTACGTTGGTGATAGTGCCAGCAGTGTTTGACGTATAGAGATTGACATACATATTTCCGCTGATCTTTGTATCTACGTTTCCACTGCCGTCAGTCAATGACACAACTTTTGTGGTATCCGTAGTATCAAAAGTAATTAAACGGTCTCCATAATAAAACTTGGTTGTGTCGTATGTAAATTGTCCATTAGGAGAAATGTGAGAAATGACCATGACGTAATACATGGTTTTCTGGTCGGTAGAAAGCACTGCATCAACGAAAGCCCCGCCTAGCCAAGCCTCACCATAAACTACTGGAATAGAGTTTGTGGACGATGGTGGAATCTGTTGTCTTACGCCAGAGTCTTGTCCTTTGTCTGCAAAAGTGCCGACAATCTTAGTTAATACAAATGAGGATGCAGCAGTAATAATGACGTTCGTAACAAATACGGCAGTTGCATATGCCATATTCCCATACATAATTAAAGCAGCGGTAATGGTTGCTGGCATCTTTATTCCTTGACAAACGTCATTTCTATCTTCTTGAACCCAGGCAGTTCATGCACTTGGCTTGTGTGCATAAGTGATGCACAAACAATCTCCGCACGTTTTTGCTTCACAAGCATCTCAGAGTGCTTGACAAACTCAAAGAACAGCCTTCCGCCTATTGTCCCTTGCCGATGATCTGGATGTACCCACCAAGCAACCTCTTTGACCTCTGAGACAGTCGGGCACCAGAAGTTAGGAGCGATGATCGCGGCCAACATGCCCCGCATCTGGTCATCTACTAAAACAAATCCCCTGCCAATAATTAAACTCTCAAGCATTTCACGGATATATTTATCATTGTGATGCTTTGTGTCTTTTAGTATTTCAACAGGAGACTCTTCCGCATACTTCCTGATCATCTCAGTGCATGCGGCAATGTCAAACTTGTTGGCTAGTCTTATCATGCGCCAAAATCCGCTGGGCTATAAGTTGTTCCAACTCCAGTATCAGGATCACTCACACTTCCTGTTTGAGGTGGCTTGCCAAAGTCGAAGTATTGA